GCCTCGGGGGCTTCGTTTGTCTGCGTAGCGGCCATGCTTGTGTCCGTAACATCTGAGGTTGCCGTTTGTACGGGCTCAGCTGCTACTGGAGCTTGGGTTTCGTCATCGCTCACAATTGAAGTTTATACTTATAAAGCTTACGTTGTCAAGTTTGGGGATTATAGAGTTCTTTTAGTTGGTCGCTAAGGTGATTAACCATATCTGCTTTACCGCGTATCTCTTGAATTGGCTGTAGTCTAGCCACTATCTCACCACGAACCTTACAAAATTCATCCCAGCTGTTTATATTGTCACCGTCTTTATTGGTGGTAAACGCCCAAATCATTTTCTGGGCTACAGTTTCTATTAGTAAATTAAATAATATATTAGCCTCATCGTTCATTACGACGTCTTGGAATTTTCTATATTGAGCTATCTCAGCCTTAATAGCTGCTTCCACATCTTCTTGCATTTAGTCCTCCTTTACTGTTGACCTTGAAGTAGGGCTGCAAGTTCGTTATCTGCTCTTACGCCCTGTAATGTTTCTGGGGTTTGTAACTGTGATTGTGCGGCCTGAGAAAGTGTTGCTACTGTTTGTGCGTCCTGCTGCTGTTGCGCGGTTGCTTGCTGAGCTTGTTGTTGTTCTGTCGCTATGCCGAGTGCCTTATTAAGTTCGTCAAGTATTTCTTGTTTGCCAGGAAGTTCAAATGTGTCTAGTACCATCCTGATTACTGGCATTATTATCCCAGGGTTTGTCTGTATAACTGGTGAAATAATTGGGGTAATATACTGGAGCAATTGTACTGCTTCTTGTCGTGCAGCTATCTCGTCTTTAGGTAGCATGGAGCCAGTTTCAATATCAATGAAGAAGTCTCCACGAACATCCTCTGGCAAAAGCTTTACCCATTCTTGGGCGCCACGCTCTCCAACAACCTGTATTACTTTCTCTTGGTCTAAGAACTGTTGGTTAAGGGCAAAAACAAGCTGACCTATTTGTTTAACGGCTTCTTCAAGTAGGGCTATCTTAACAGCAAAGCGCTTTCCAGCCATGCTCTGTGCTGTTACTACCTCAGTAGCACTCCTTCGAGAGCTACCCTCTGGTAATAGACCAATGCCGATTTCGTCAATAGCTACTGACATCTTTATATCACGCGCTGTGCGCTCTTCTATATCACTAGAAGTACCCTGTAGTTGTGGTAGGGCAAATACGTCCATGCCATTCATATCAGACACTTGCCAGATATTACCAGGAGCCATAACTGCACTGTTAGGGTTCCTTAATGTACCAGGTACCATGCGTATAACTGGGTTAAGGGCGAGATTATCATAGTCACGGCGTTGGTTTCTAATGGAGTTTATCTCTCGTTGTAGTGGGTCAATAACTGAAGCTTCGCTTTGTCCATAGAACTTATGTGGGTCTCGGTAGTCATCCAGCTCTACAAAAGGAATACGTTTGTGTGCGTAAGGATTTGGGCTGTCTCGTAGTACAACTTTCTGATTTGCTACTACGACGAGTCTATCTGCTTCCCAATACTCTAGGATTTCTACAAGTTCTTTCTTATTGTCTGGTATAGCAGAACCATTATTGAAACGAACATTATCTTTGAAGTCGTCATGTACGAAATTAGCCCCACCGTCGTTAGTCTTTTGGCTACTTTTAATCTTATCTACGTTTTTATAGTTGGTGTTCTGTTTAACTTCTTCTAGTGGAACTGTCTTGCGGTGAATAACGTACATTGCGTCGTTAAGTGAGGTCGCGTCTGGGTCTACATAGATATCAAATGGGTCAACAATATCTACTTGTGGCTCATCATTGGCCACTTCACTCTTCTTAACGGTTTTGTAAGTAATCTCATCATCTTTGCCAACGACTGGCTCTTCAATTGTGGTTGTTTTGGTCTTGAAGTTCCAAGTAACTTTAGCAAAACCCTTTGAGTACATGAGTGAGTCTTTAATGTAGTCATACATTTTAGTTCGCATACCCATGCGTTCCCACTGGTAAGTAAGTAGCTTGTTAATGACAGTGGCTTGTTCGGGGGTTGATATCTCATAACCACCCTGTACAACGGGAGCCTGCGGTTCTACTGGTGTTGGTTCACCCCTGCTAACAGCTCTCCACTTAGGGTCACGAGCAAATACTTTAGGAATGATGGTCTCTATAACGGTGAATGTCCAAGGAATGAACAGTTTTGAGCGCCAAGGATATATAGATGAGTCTAATACACCCCTCCAGTTATTGTATGAGCGCTCCCAAACAGGTTCTTGTTCCTGTTCTCGAAAGTTTTTAGCACTCTTAAACCTATTATTTACTAGGCCGAGACACTGTTTCTCATAGTCCTCTGTGTTTTTATCTTCTTTTTTCTTAGAATACTTTTCTTTTTTCATAGTTTATACCTTTTGTGATTATATCAGTAGCCCGTCGAACTATCAACAGCTCCATTATGTAGATATGTGAGTTCCTCATCCTCTATCTCTTGTTTATAACTAATAACAAAGTACCTTAGTGCGTCCATAAGGTGATTATTCTTGTCTTCTGGGAGGTTTACAGGGTCTCCAAGCCTGTCTTTACGCCATGAATACGACATAAACTCCTTAATTGTCCCCTTACAGCGTGGGTGTACTATAATTTTGTCTTCTTTTAGTAATTGTTGTACTCGATTTATACCCGCCACTAGCCAGTTGGCGTTAGAGGCACCAGGGGCTTTCTCGTTTTTCTTAACTGGTATGGAATATATGCCATAGGTTGATAGGTCCATTATCTGTTGTTTAGCTGCTGAGTCAGAATAGGTGGCTATAAAGTATCTGTGGGCTCTTTTTTGTTTAATAAGTTCGGCTAGTTCTGACGTATAGAGGTTTGAGGCATATATTTCATCAAATATGTGTATAATACCGTCTCTGTCTATGCCTATAAATGGTACGGCGTCTGGGTCGGTAGCACCAAAGTCAATGGCGTTGTAGAAACTCCAGTTGTCATCAACCTCAAACTCCTGTATGTGCTTCTTATCGTCAAAACCAGTATAGATAAGGCCAGTAAACTTGGCAAAGTCAGCCATATATTCCTGGGTAAAGAACTCTTCTGTAAGGCGTTCTCGTTCTTTGTCTAGGTTTTCTTTAGGTATAAGGGGGTTGTCATAAGAAGTAAAGTGAAAAGTCTTCCAGTCTTTGTCTCCGCTGGCTTCTAGGTCAACAGCATCATCCCAGAATTTTTTGAAATGATTAGCAACACCATTCGGAGTGGTAATAAAAATAGCCCAGCCGTTTGTCTGGACAAGCATAGGTGAGATAATCTTATTCCATACGTGCTCTTTCTGGAAGGCGTATTCGTCAAGTATGACACCCTTTAGCCCCGCACCACGAAGTTTATCCTCACGGTCAGAACCTTTAAACTCTATAATTGAGGTTTTATCCCCACGGAGTGTTCTAATCTCTAGTATAAGTTCATTGTCGTTTTGTTTAAGTACGAGTTCTTTGGGTATATATTCTCCTACAAGGTCGCGCCAGTAGATGCTCTTAGCCTGGGTGTACTCTGGGGCGATTATCCAATACCTACCTGGGTTGTGTAATGCTTCTCTTAATACGATGTTTAGCGCTAGGGCAGACTTACCAAAACGTCGTCCAGCTCGTATAACGAGATAGCGGTGTTTAAGAGATGCTTCGGCTATTTCTCTCTGCCCTGCGTGAGGAGCGAAGTCTATGGTGGCCTTATTCTGCTGCTTTATCTTGTCTAAGTTCGTCATTGTCTACGTCTATTATCTTTCTCTCTTGTACTTCCCTGCCTGAGTCAAAAAAGGCGTTCTTCACTTGGAGTTGTAGTGTTGGGCGTTCGTTCTTACTCCAGCCATGTAGTTCTAGGATGTTCATGGTGGCGAGACGTTTAGCTCCTAGTTCGTCGTCTTGTTCTGCGACCTTCTTTAATTGTAATACAGCCCATTCAGGTGTGGCTTTATGCATCTCTAGGGCATCATTAATTGCTTGTTGGATGTGTGGCTTGCTAAATTTCTGAGAAGCAGCTACCTGTGCAGCGTCTTTATTGTTGACAGAATAGCCAGCTTCCTTCCAAGCCGCTAGTTGTGTCTTACCCTCTACTCTGGCTTTAACTAATTTCTTTTCTCTGATATTGAGTTCTTTCTTTTTAGGTTGTGGTCTAATAGCTTTTTTCTTAGGCATCTACTTCCCTTACCTCTCCTGTCAGTATATTAACATATACCATCTGTGAGACGTTCCACTGCCAGTGTTTACATGGCTTAACCTTGTTTAAGCAACACGCCCGTGCAAAGTTGTTTAATCCTTCTGCTGGGCTGGGGTTTTTCTTTTTGGGCTGTTTAATAGAAGAATCTGGTATCTCCCATTCCGAGCGAAGCGAGGAAACGCTGTGGCCGTTCTTCTTAGCATCGTCGCTTGTGAACGTATGGGTGGCGTAATACTCGTCTAGGAGTTTGTTTATTAGTCCGCTTTTAGATGGTTCGTTGTTTAACCTTTCTTCGTTTGTTTTATTTATGTATATGTTCATGTTCATGACTATACGCATGTTCATGTTCATAGTCAACACCACTTTTATTCTTTTTTTAGGTGAATGGGGGGGTACCCTACTATATATACACACGCTATGGGGGGCTCTACCCCCGTCACCTCTGTTATCTACCTATACCTACCCCTATCCCTCTATTTATTCTCTTTCTTTCTCTTTTTTTTTCTCTATTTACCTACATATAACAGGGGTAGTGACGTACAATGTATATTGTGCGACATCTATTATATGTCTACATGTTGCGGTTATGCTTTTATATGTGTGTGTTGTATGGGTAGGACTATAGTATCAGTAGTATCAGTAGTATGCTACGCCTTACTATTCTTATATATGTATATAGTAATAACAGTAGTGGGCGGTTTAATAGTAGTAATAGTGGGCGGGCTTTGTATGGGTGCTATCCATATATAGGTGTGCTTATACTAATCTTATATAATAATTAATAAAAATAACAGGGGTGAGCGGGATTTATCCACAGCTAGGGTATTGACATATAGTTATTGGTTTGTTAGAATGGTAGCAGATGAGAAAAAACAACTCATCTAGCACATAAAACAATTTGAGTGACTTATCAAAGGGGATAAATGAAAGATATGGGCGCAAAACAAGGCGTAATAACAATATCGACTAACTTATCCCTCGAGGTAAGAATAACAGAGTACAGATTGTCAACCATAATAATAAGGTTCGTATCAAAAGGTATAACACCTTGCTAGTCTTATGACTGGCAACCTGTACTCTGAATAATATTAACAACTTGTATACAGTCTGATAGGCGTGGGCGTGAGCTAGTCACGATGTCTTGATAACGTACCGCTTATCCGTCTGTATATAAGTAAATGAAAGAAGGAAAGTATGAGTGCAATATATAAGGTAGAAATAGCCTTTTTAGCATTGAAAGACGAGTGGGAAAACGGCGAAACTGGCGAGTACGGCGCAAGCTGGGACGAGTCAAGAGAGTTTGAATCATTAGCAGAAGTCAAAGAGTTTGTGGAAGAAAATACTTATTCAGGTTATGACTATATCGAATATGATAATTACCTAAAAAGATATGTTACATCCTATACAACTACAGATGATAATCAGGGCGAAATGACAGAATCAGAACGTAAGCAGTGGCAAGCTGGCGAGATAAACGGCTGGACAGTTAGCTGTGACATAACAGTTAAGAAATTTACGCCGAAGATTATAGGCAATATTAAATTTAATAAGTAAATAAGAAAGGCGTACAACAATATGCGTGTATCAAATCTAAGAAGTCCTAGAAGTGGGGCAACAGTAGCGAATCAATACGAAATAGAACACAATGGGTGGGATTATTTCCAGAGTTATCAAACACTAATAGCTAAGAAGAAAGGTTACAACTACGTTATAAGCATGGACTATAACTATAGCCGAACCACTAGCAAGTACTTTTATGAGTGGTTAAAAGATTGGGGTTGGACATCTGAACAATACCAAGATTTCCGTAAATGGGCAAGTAAGCAAATTGGTAGCAAATCAGGTCAAACTCTGGTTTTAGATAACTGCACGGTTAAGCTAGTACAAGAGTTAAAGAAATAACATAATAGGAGTAAATGAAATGAAGACTGTAGCGGTAAACTTACATGATTATGTAGCAATTAATAAAAACTGGGAACAGTTATGGGCTGATGATGATGTTGCATACTGGTTTGAGCGTTTGAATGATAATAACACACCAGAATATGCTAAAGGTTACAAGTATCAGGTACACGAAACAACGCCATACAGAGATTACATTACAGATAACAGGAGTTTTTACTGTAAAGACCTAAAGCAAGCGTTTGAACAGTGGAATAAATTAATTAATAACCATATAGGAGTATAAGAGAATGACAGTCAAACTATTACATTACGACAATCAGAGTGCAATTAGTTTATTTGATAAAGATAATCATTATGGTTGGATATTTTACGAGAATAGGGCGCATAAGCCATTTAGTGAGATAGATTACAAGACATTAGTAACAGAGAATAACACTTATAGTGATAATGCGGTTATAGAGTTGTTTGAATACCTAAAACAGACACGCAACGCAAAACTAGAAAGTGCAAGGGTTACAGCATGAAAGATAAGCAAGCAATCATTGAC